AACCAACAATGTAAGGTTCGAAAGACTTATTATTTTTTTAAGCATAATATGTATTTATTACGGTAGCAGTTTCTTATTTCTCTGTACATCTCCGCGCATACGATTTAAAAACTCTTGCCAAAACGTACTATTATAAAATTCATAACATTCTAATTTGACTCTGTTTCTTGTTTCAAACCATTTTTTGTGTAATATACAGGCTTCTTTGTAGTGATTTTCTAATTCAAAAAAATCAGTAATAGTATCATAAAACTTGCGGTCTAAATTTTCATCAAAAAATATATCCGACTTAATTATTAGTTTATTATCACTAGGTGTGATACCATTAAATGTAATTTTTTTATCAAAATCTTTCATAAATTTATAATAAAAATCATAGCTTCGTTTAGAAGTAAAGCAAGAAGTTAAACAAGTATAATGCTCAAATGGTATATCCCAATTATCATACGTTAAGAAAACTGATTTATAATTAGGTTTGTCATCTTTGGGTTCATGCAATATCTTAGTGAATGATTCATATTTTTCATCATATCTCCATTGTGATTCCCAAGCTAACCAATTATAAAATGATCGGTCTTTTGAATATATCTTGTTTAATATAAAATCTATCTTTTCATCAATGGACAAATTATCGTCACTTGACTTATCTAAGTACATCAGCCAACGCAAATGGTTACCACCGGCCCCGCCGGGAAATATGATAGCTTTTGTCATTCCTGAAATAGATGCCCAAAGTTATTAACAAACTGATTTATATCCATCACTAATTTTCTAGGTACATCTTTAGGACCACCTATGTTGTATGTAACTATTTGAGTGTTTTCTCCGTTGAATTCCCCGGACTTGATTTGTATTACTTCAATGTAGTTACCATCTTCAAATTTATATTTTTTGCCTAGTAGATCCATATATTATTTATTTGACGTCCTCTACAAGCCCGCCGCATTCAGGGCAGGTATCTTCATCGTTATCATTATTAGTAGTGTCAGTCCAATCACCTGTCCATTCACATTTGATGCACTTCATTGTAGTAACGTTAGCTGTTGCTACCAGTGCTTCAAACTCTGCTTTAAGTTCTTCTAATGCATCTTCTAATTCTGATTCATCGATTGGTTCTTCGTCACGTGATTCCATCATTACCCAACCTTCGTAGCAATCAGGACAATGATATTGACCACTCAGTTCAGGTAATTCACTTTCTTTGTGCATAGCACCGCAACTGAAACAAGGAACTTCTTCCTCTGCATCTTTTTCTTCTTGTGCCCATCGTGCCATGCGTTCTTGTCGCTCTTTTTCTTCTTTCTCACCAAACTCTGTCAACGCAACATCACTATCACACATTGGACAAATATCTTTTGTGCTATGTGCTTCTTCATTAGAGTCAAAGTAATTTTCAATTACTGAATTATCTTCACGCACATATTGTGTCAATGTGTTATAACTTTGTCCTGTCCAACGACACTTTGTACATTTGTGAGTTGGTTCTGGTTCTTTGTCAGGTTCTACCCAACTATCTGCATCACCTAGTTCATAGGTAACATCGTAACCACCCTTGCGGTCAGTCCAACAATCATCATATTGAAAGTCCCATTCAATTTCAATGTCATCATTCCATGCGTCATTGATAACATCTTCAATGTCAATTTCACCATCTTCAATTTGTTGAAGTTTTTCAGCAATCTCATCCTCATCCAAGTCAGGATAAATCTCACTCAACAAATCTTCATCAAGTTCAATTGCATATTGGCGATCATGTTGATGCCATTCATGTTTTACGATTGTTACCATTTTCGTCTCCTATTTGTATGGCTTAATATCTTTATGTTTCACAATTATAAACTGTTTATACACGTTGTCAATCTTAATTGGTAAATCTAAATGTATGGTAATTTCTGGACCGTTGATTTCGTTAATCAATCTATCATTCCCTACTGTTCCTACAAAAGGAATTTTGTTATACTTACCAAATACTCTGTCGCCTATAGAGTATTTGGCTTTATACCGATTCTGTGCAAAGTATTCTGCTAATGTCATATTACATCCAACTGTGACAAGAATATTTGTTTAAATAACGCATACTTCCATGCATAGTACCAAAGTGTTTTTTGTAAAACAATTTATACACCTTTTCCCATTGTTTAGCGATAGGTCTAGGAGAATGGCATGCAAGGTAATGTAACTTACCAAATTGCTTAGAAATGTTTTTGTGATTAGATTTGTATCCAACAGGATACCATTCGATACGTGACTGCCAGTTATAGTTTTCTGACTTGCCGTATCTCAATCGCATACGCATGACGTTCTTAGTATCCATACTAGAACTAGGACGAAACTTATTCATCTAATTTACCTTTAATCATTTGAATGACTTCATTAGCTTCTTTGTATCCAGATTGTTCAAGCATGTTATTCATTTCTCTATCAATGAGTTCTTGCATTTCAGGATAGTCTTGTGTCCATCGAATTACAAAATTATAGTCTTTCATTTGTCATCCCTAAATCTAACAAAGCGAGGAAAACGCAGACTATATGTACCATCTTGGTTCTGTGTAATTACATCACACAAGATTTCAGCAGTGCGACCAATAATGAAATTGCTATCACGCCAGTAGTTATCTCTATCACTATCGCTAAAGCCACTACCAACATTGACGGTAATTTCCTTTCCGTCGTCCACTCCGTTGCACACAAGTGCTCCCAAGCGCCCTTGATTGCGTCCAGTACCTTCTTCAACACCGATAACCTCCAAATCAACAGTAATCGTAGGTTTCCACTTCATCCAATCTGTACTACGTTTACAGATGTATGGTGCTTGTAATTCTTTAATCATAATGCCTTCAAAGCCTGCATTCACATTGTCTTTAGCATAACGCTCAAGTTGGTCACGACCTGCGGCTGTGTCCAAGTCAACCATAATATGTGGCAACAGTTCAACGTTAGGCATACTGTCAATAACTGGACGCATATCTTCTAAGATTTTAATACGCTTTTCAAGTTGACTATTCCAATGACCTTCACGGAAACTTGCAAGTGGGATAATGTCAAATACATTGTAAACACTATCGTCTGCCTGTACATCAGTCTTACGGCGTGCTTGTCGCATGAGTTCTTGAAAACTATTACCCATCACTTCACCGTCAAGTACAAATCCCATGCTCAAATTACTTGTTCCTGCTTTGCGAACCATCTTGACCCAGTTACTACGAACCTGATCTTCAATGTGTGTAAAGTTTTCAAATACTTTACCATTGCGACTAAAACAGATAATAGTAGTTTCACCGTCATCGGCAGGGATAACCATCATCAACATACGTACACCATCCAACTTAGGCTCAAGTCGTTTAGTGCCCTTCATTTCAGGACGACCCTCACTATTTGTAGCAAGCTGACAACCAAAAACTGGAATCTCGTAGTCAGTGCCTTTACAAATCTTGTTGATAGTCTTATCACTAATACCAGCACGAAGGTCTCTACGCAACACAGGAGCACAGAATGTATTCCATTCTTCTGTATCAAAACGTTCAGTCATAGTTTGAACAGCATCACGTGCGGCATTACCTGTCAACCTACGTTGACTAAGTTGTACTAACAGTTCATTAAAATCTTCCCAGGGATTTTCTCCGTCAGTAATGCCGATAGATCCGGGCACTTGACGAATACCAAAAGTCACATAAGGATTGTAACAGGCTTTAGTAAAGCCCAAGAATATTTTAGCATTTGTGCTACCTAGGACACTCGCCTCAAGCGCCTGCAAAATCACATCTTCTTTGTGAAGGCGACTGTCACTCTCGTTAAGTTTGTTTATCCATGATGCTGACATTTATTTCTCCGTTTTGTTTCTATCTTTACATTCTTCAATTACTTCATTGGGAACCTGTTTGTATTCACCTAATTTATCACACTCGTATTCAATAGACACTATGTTAGGTTCATCTTCGTCATCGACACCTACATCAAGACCTGTCCATAATATGAATACTAGTATACCCAATAGTATCATTATTGTTGTTTTAAAAATTCGGTCAAACATTATTTTCTCAATTCTAACTTCATCATATTACCAATTTGAATTATAAAATACTTTACGCTTTAAAAACAATTCTGACTTAGCATCAACGCAGAATTGTAGGTCTGTATCATAGTAGTAATTATCACTGGGCTTACCGAAAAAGAATCCAGCAGTGTTCATCCTTGCCACTTTACCTGACTTGATATCCTTTTCAAGATTATCAATATCTTCCCAAGTCAATTCAAGTTCAACACCGTTAAAGGCAGAGTAACTAAGACCTTTACTCTCGGCAAGTTTTTCCATCCAACCATGAAGGTTAGGGTGCTTACGCCAATAAGCAATTTCTTGCCAATTATCAAAATTTTCATTTGCTTTACTAGCAATATAGGCGTACATGTCTAGTCCCATATTCAATCTCTCTTTTGCTTGTTTACGTTTAAATTTCACTTGGCTTGTTCAATAGTTACT